CCTTCTTGCGCTCCTTCTCTGTGATACTAAGTGGGTCGATTGCTTCGACGTTGGGGTATGGGTTCTTAGATAGAATCTTATTGACGACAATCTTAACGAACTTAGGGATGATGGGTACCGGTGACCAGTCAATGTTCAACAGTGTACCGTCGCCATTGTTGGGGTCAAGCGAGTTTAGAATCTGTTTGTATATCTTAGTATCCTGCGTTCCGTTAGCGTAGTCGCGGTATCGTTCAAACTCATCGAGGCGACGCCTAAAAATACTTCCGTGGTCATCCGTATGACCCCACTGCGACTCGATGGCCCTAGCGTACTTAAGCCCATAGGACTTAGCCGACTTTGCCTCGGTAGATGCTAACGGGTCAGGGAAGTTACCCTGCTTATTATTTTTTTCCATACCTATTGTTTGTCCCCAGTTTATATGCAAATATACCCAATAATATGTTGTCGCCTAACGACTTACATCCTTGAATCTTCTGAGGAATACTTTGCTCGACATATCAGACGTCTTCCGCTCCTGTTTTACCTTCTGGGCGGCAAGCAATGCGAGACCTGAACTGATGGTTAAGTCAAACTTAGTCCTGTCGTCGATGCGGTATCCTATCCAGTCCTCCAGTGTTCTATCGAGGTACATCCTCCCATAATCACCGCTCTCTGAGTCCATACCCACGTGTTCGTGAATATACGCCTCAATAGCTTGCGCGTGGGACTGTATCACGTCCTGTGAGTTGGATGGTATACCCTTGGTCTTTACGTTGGAGTGTGAGCCCGGAGCCTTCAGGTGTTCGGGTCTATCCATAATATATCCATCGTAACCCCTTGATTCGAAATATCTTACTATCCCGTATTTGTTATTCTCAATAAGTAGCGAATAACCGTAGAATACCGCCGCCATAAGTATATCCTCGTAGAATATACGCGCGAGCGGTGGTCGGTTAGCATATTCGGCCACGAACATATTCGATGGGAAGCTCATATTGAACTTGTTGTATATATGGCAGGCGCCCTTGGACCCTCTGCCGTCCATCGTATTATCGATGTCATAGGAGTCAACGCCTCCGGTGCCTATGTGGTCGTTACCGGGGTATATCTTCCCCTGCTCCTTACGTTGATTGTTTCTCACCTCGTCGGGCGGAAGCCAGGCCACGGTCCACCTTCCGTTATCGTCGGGGTTCCATAGCACCTTAGTATCCGGCTTGCCGTCCTCCCACACGAAGTTACCCTTGATGACTGGGGATGGGTACATCTCCCTGTTATGCTGCAACTGTTCGTATATCCTCCCCACGTTGAAGTGCGATGACTTGGTGGAGTCGCGGAACGCTTCCTCCTCGCTCCACGGGAACTGGCGTATCACCTCATTGAGCTCATAGGGGTCGTGCATCAGCGCTTTGCGCTCGTTCGATAGGAACGTCTTAGCGCCGATTGATGTGACGTCGCCGTCCATAGTAAGCTCGGGCTCCTTGGGGTCCTCGATGATTGGCATACCATAGATATCGAAGAAACCCTCAAGCGCCTCGTATGATGGGATGAACAGTTTATATAGCCCGCTCTTTGTCCTCCCGTTCTCGTTGCGGCGCGTGGGGTCGGAGTCATAGTATAGCTTCCTGTAGTTGGCGCCCCCCTTATCCAGCGGGTTTACCGTGGAGCCCACCATAGCCTTGCCTACTATTTTCTTACCTACCAGAAGACACGTGCGGTGCACCCTCCAGACCTCGTTTATATCCAACGGGTTCTCCCACTTACCGGCCTCATCGAGGTATAGGTAGTGCAGCTTCTCACCGTCATAGGCGTTGGCGACGGAGTTCTTCCAGTTAATAATAGTATCTAGCGCCTCGGTCTGCGAGCTGACCTTATTGGTCTTGGTAATCCTCTTCGCTGGCTCTCGGAACGCAAGCTCCATACGCGGGTTGGTGGTACCATCCTGTATCGGCTTAAAGAAGAACGGGTATGAGCGGAACATAGGGAGCAGCTTCTTCATAAAGATGTTCTCCTGCGCGTCCTTACCGGTCTTTGACATAATGCCCAGTACCTTGTTTGACACCTGAGTGCCCTCGTCAGCCAGTGCCGCCCCGCAGATGTTAGTGTATCCGGAGCGTCGGCATTTTGTGTATATCTGCCCCACGCATCGTGGGTCCTGCTTGCAGGCCTCGAAGTGGATGTATATCTTACGCTGGAAGTCAAGGAAGCTCGCATAACCGATATCCATCTGGCTCCACTGTAGGAGCATATAGTGATGTCCGGTTATATAGGTAGGAACCCCGTTGTTATAGAACCACACCCCATCGCGGCGTCTGTTAAACTCCTGGTCGATGTATTCGGCGTGCTTCACCCTGAACTCCTTGGGCTGCTCCTGCCATTCGTCCATAGAGCGTATACGCGCCAGGTCCTGTGGTATGGGGAGCCTACGCCAAAACTGCTCTGCGCGAGGGAGTCCGTGGAATAGGATATCTTTTACCGGGGGAGCCTTGGGGAGCTGTATGAATATATCGGATATCTCTATTATCTCGCCCTCGCTATAGTCGGGACATATATTGACCACAGGGTCCTTATATCCCTCTATATTCTTTAGCGCGGTCATTACTTCCTGTATTTCTCAGCGAAGCCCCCGGCGAAGTCCACGTGTTCCTCGATGCTCCCGCTATCGGATAGAGTTCGTATCATATCCTCCAGTCGTTGCCTTTCCTGCAACAGCTCACGCGCATCCACGGCCGTCTGCTTTATGGACTGAAGCTCCGCCTTACGCGCGGAACCGTTTATCTCTGGGTCCACGGGCTTCTTGATTTCTTCAATCATATTATTGATTGCCACCTCCATAGAGTGCATCAGCCGTGTGGCTGCGTCTATGGTCGTAAAATCAGACTGCTTCCTTGACATACAGCAGGTCGTTAGGTGTCATTCTCCAGAGCTTTTCACCGTTTACCTCCATCGTATAGTCGGATTCTTTGCTGAAGCCCACCATATCGCCGGCCTTTACCCCCATCTCAAGCAGTTCGGGTGTGTCGAAGCGTACTACGCCCTCCCTCTTTATCTCCTTCTGTGTGGAGATGATGATTCCAGTCTCTGACGTGGGTTCTTTCCCCTCGTCAGCTATCAGGAACACCCATCCCGGAAGCACCGATATGTTGTCTTCGCTGTCCTTGTATGCGTATGCCTGCGAGCCGTATCCACCCTCGGGGTCATACTTCACTCGGTATAGGTCCTTGTCAATCTCGGCACGCTTATCCAGCACCACGTGATGGTGGAAGTATAGCATATCACCCTCCTTGGCTCCCGTGGGGAACTTAACGGGGGTGGCTACAATCTCCGCCTCACTGATTCTGTTGGCGAACTCGTTGAATCTCGCGTCAAGGAACAGCTCCACCTCACCGAACTTGATGGTGTCCTTAAACTTCTTGGGCATCCTTACGATGAACTCGTGCAGGACCTTCATCAGAACTTGCAGTCGTTCTCCACGACCACCGGCATACCGATAATCTCCTTCCACGGCATAGTACCGTCGGCGTTCTGGATGTATATAACATAATCCTTCCGCCCGTATTTGGAGAAGGTGCGCTCATCGACTTCGATGGCTACGATGGTGCCGTCGTTTCCGGCGTGGTTGCCCACGACATACGCCAAGGCATCCTTGGGGTTCACCCCTACGATAATTTTTCTAATCATAATGTCTTTAGTTTATACCACCACTACCCTTACGGAGCCAGTAATCTATACTGCTGGTATCGTTACGCTGCTGATGCTGGTATCCCTCCACGATAAATCCTAGGACCTCGTCAAGTTCTTCCTCATTCTCAACATTCACGGAGAACGCGATGTCCATTTCAGGCTCATCATCGTCATCATTGAATGTCACGGTACCGAGTGCCGCGATTACAAAACCGCAGTCACTGAGGTCGTACTTAACGATGAGTCCATTCATCTTAGCAACGAGTTCAGTGAATTCTTCGTACAGCTCTTCCTTAATATCTTGGGGGATGCTCATCGTAATGAATAATGTATGAAATTTGTATTAAATCTTATACGAAAATACAAAACAAATACAATATGAGAAAGGGTGCCAACTCAAGGAGGATGCGCGAGTATGCAATACTGCCGGCCAGGATGATATCACGCAACTATCTGAAGTACCTGCGGCACGTGAAGGTGGACGTATGCGGGGCCTACGGGCTGACACCTGGGCAGTTTGACTTTCTGATGTTTATCTACGACCTGGAGTTCTTCACCCTTATGTATTGCAGGGCTCACTTCGCCCCCATATCCGACAATAAGATACGTCTGCTCTATAATAAGCCGCTCCAGAATAGCGGTTTGGTGGAGATATATGCTAGCAGGGGAAGCATCGACTCGGGAGTACGTCAGCTATTCGGTATCGCCAAGAATGAGGGATACGCCGTCAGATACTGCCTATCACAGAAGGGCAGGCTGTTGGTGCAGAAGATATACAGGAAGCTTGAGGGTCGTGAGGCTATTAATGCTCCCGAATAACCTTAAACGGCATCTCCATAGCCGCGTTGGTGTGCGGGACGAACTCTCCGGTGTGCTCCATCAGAAAGTACCTTCCACCCTTATTCATCCAGTGGTAGCCCTTGGGGGCCTTAACCATAACTTCGTTGGGTCTCTTTAGGTCTGTGCGCTTAGCTTTCATAGCTTAAACGATTGATAATCTCAAAGTTACGAACACCAACGGTTGCTCTGTCTGCGCTCACTTTCTTTACTCCGCGCCCGTTACTTAGGCGTTTCTTCGACGATTTAGCCATTTGACTCCTCCTTTATACCGCCCGATAGGCTCCAGTTGATGTAATGCAAGATTATCTTCATATCCGCGGACTGTAGGTACTTTCCCTGTGGGATTTCAACACCGTTGAAGTAATCGTTGGAATGTTCGCGTGTGAACGCGTTCCAGGTGCTCTCGTATGGGTTATAGTGGAATAACCAATCGTTGAATGCTTCGTTTCTCATTTTTTGCTTCTATTGCGACGGGCGATAATCATACGAGCCTCGTCGTGGTCATAGTCCTTACCGTCACCGTTCCCGTATGTCCCGGCTTCACGGTTCTTTTTATTGAGGAATGCACGATACTTCTTACGCTCCTCGGTGGAGTGGTACTTGGTATCGTATGCCTTCTTCTTTGAGTTAGCCTCGGGGTTGGCGGCGTAGTATTCCGCGCTTTTACTCTTATTTGCCTTCACTGCTAGCAGTCTTTTTGAGCCTTGCCGCCGTTCTTCATATACCCCATCTTGTTGCGGACCCCCTCGGGTAGCTTAGATAGGCCCTTACTCTTCTCGGGTACGGCCTTTAGGCTACCCCCCTCGTTGTATTTTCTAGGTTTCATCTCTTCTTTTTTTTCTTTTTAAAGATTCTTGTTAGGTCAAACTTGACCAGTTTAGGTCTGTTATCGGGTCTAGGCTCCGGCTGGCTACCCACCGGGTCAACGGGCCTCTTAACAGCTATCACGGCTTCCAGAGTCTATATGAGGTCTTACCGTGGTGTTTGTATGCCTCGAGAATCTCCTTGCGGTTGCCCTTGGCGCTGTAGCTGACGTGTACCCAGTCTGGGTTGCTCTTAGTGCCGAACTCCCATATCATCTGGTCGAACACTAGGTTCTCACGGATGTAATGGAATAGCAACGCGTTACCGTCCTTCTTAGACTTGAGGCTAAGGTCTGCCGCCTCACCCTTACAATGCTGTGAGGTGCTGCTACCACCTATGGCCTTATTTAGGGCTACACCCCTCAGTCCGGAGTTAATCTTGATGGGTACACCGATACCGTCGCGTAGCGGCTGTAGAATCTTTTCGGCAAGCAGTTTGAGTGCCGCCTCTTGTTTGAGGTCAGGGACATTCTTAATACCGAGCTTGTCGGCCGTAGGGCTTGAAGTAAGCTCCTGGAGGGTGAAGTTCTCTGTTAGTTGCATAACCGTGATTATTGAAACAAAGTTAAGTGTTATTACATTATCGTAGATAAGTGAGGTACTATGCATTACAGGGTATTGACTTTATCGATTTTTTTGTGTACCTTTGCCTCAGTAGAGACTAGTTAAGCATACGTGAGACGAGTAAACGTGAACGTATCCTAGCCGTAACCACGGTAAGATTGCAGTGGAAGACAGCCCCCAAGGCGAGTGTCTGTAACTGCAATGAACAAAGAGCGAAGCTAAAACGAACGATGTATCAAGGAGGCCGTGTGCCCAATCGTGATTGAACGGTTCTTTTGCCTCCCCCTATGCCTTTCCCGCTCCCACAGGACTTATCAACCGCTTGTCGGGGTATCGTATCCCCTATGGAGTCGTAGGTATGGTGGGGATAATTATATATACTAGACGCGTGCGACCCGAACCCGAAACGGAATGCCGAACCCAAGCCCCTCGTTGTCAACCATTTACGTTCTAACTTTTTAGCGTTTCCTTGACGGGTAGGCATTAAAGTAGAGAGTATACTTTGCACCGCATTAGGTATGCTTTTCGGGGGGTATACGGGTTGGGATGGTGGAGAAAACGTGTTCTTTTTACGGGTTGTGTTGGTCGTAAAACTGCATCAATCCCCCTCCCATTTAACCCCTAGATAAACTATCGTTAAACTTCACTAGAATAGGTACGTTTAACCCCCACTATTTAGGTTGCTTTTTTGTTTACTATAGTATACGGCGTAAACCTATACGTACTAGGGAGAAACCTTGATTATTTGCCTAGACGTTTAATTGGTTGTTTTGTGCGTTTAGTCGGCTGAATAGGTAGCCCGAGGGTTTTTGTATCCCATTGACTATCAAGTAGTTATTGGGAGTCCTTGAGTATCAATTAGTTGCGTTAACTTATTGTATTTCAATTAGTTGTATCTTGCTAGGTTTCAGTGAGTTACTAACTTGTTGATTCTGAGGCTGTTACTAACTCGTTGATTCTCAGTTACTTTTATTTAGACTGATTACAAATTAAGGGTCGGGGTAAAGTTTTTTTTGGGTGCTGATTATCAAGTAGTTAGCCCTATATATTCCTATTACGCGGCGAGGGTCATCGAAATTTCTTTTGGCAAAAGTTTGCAGAATTGTAAAGTCGTTGTATGTTTGTGGTGTCGAAAGGCCAACGGGCCGACAGCACTAGCAAGCCGACAATGTTTTTTGAAATATCAACCGAAACACGAACTCAGAGGCGGAGCCAAGAGAAGAGTAGAGTAGGCAGGAAAGTCCCAAGCGACGATAGGCGGAGTGAGGCTAACGAAAGTGCCTCCCAAATATCTGAAACCCACCTTGTGAACTTAGTACGATTCATTCAGCGAGCCACGGCTCAAAGTTTGTCGGGCGTTTAAGAGCGGAGTAGCAGGTCAGGTCAGGTAGAGTAGGCGAAGTAATCTAAATGAGTAGCATCAGTAGGTTAGCACACTCCGAACGAAAGTAGCAAGGGCAGGTAAGACAAGACGAGCGAGACCAAGTATGGTAGCCGTAAGAAACCGAGCCTCAATCAAAAGAAAACAAAGCGCCGTGGCGCGGACGTTTCAAGCGGTTGAGGGGGAGCCAATGAACGCCACAGGAACACTCAAGTGAATCAAGTCAAAACAAAGCCAAGAACAACAACCTCAATAGACAGGATATGCGGTGCGTAAAAAGCATCGCCAAAGAATGCGAGGATGTGGTAGAACTAACAACGTATGCGGTCAGCAGGGTTTCCCCACAGGCCGCTAAAAATGTTCTTCCGTTCAAGGCAAATAACTGCCGCTCGGAGTGCACAATGTGCATAGGGTTCGAGTCCCTACGGCAGTCAAACTTTAATCAATCAATCTAAAAACAATTACTATGAAAACCTACAATTTCTTCTACCGCAACTATATTAGAAACGGAAACACAGGCGTGGCAGTCGACCACTTCTTCCCCGAACAAAGCAATCTAGATGCCAAAGAAACGTACACATACAAGATGCTATCTGAGTACCTAGATGCAGGTATCGTGGTATCGTTCGGATGGACTGAGACAATACCATACGAGGTTAACTGATGAGGCTTAAATAGTAGCCGAAACGTCGAGAGACGTCTTAACCAAAAACAATTTTATGAAAGTTACCAATATCGTATCGGGTCGGCAGATTGAACTGCACCGCGCCTACCAAAATTCTCAATTTAACTTCTACTTCGGGTTCAAGGACAATTATTTTGTCTATCAATACTACGATGAGGAGGAACAACGCATCACCCAATCACGATTCCCCTCGGCAATCGACTGCACCGCATACGGAATCGACCGCGACCTACAGGCTCACACGTCGGTTCTAATCAACGTGGACGGAGAGAACTATCGCCGTGGTCAATTCTTCCGCTTGCCGAACTTGATGCGCCAAAATGATATCTCAATATCGGGTATCTCACAGGCTCACCTAGCGGATGATATGCTTCAGAAGTTCGATGAGTTCGACGAATCATACCAATACGTATTCATTACACGATTGATTGACGGAGTGCTAACACTCACCGACCTTGTAAATCGCGCTTACCATACCACGGCCTACCGATACATCACGGAGTCGGGAGTTGAGGAGACTATTCATCTAAGCGACCACGAGCAAAACAATATCATTCAAAAGATTCGGAATCGCGATACCAATCAATACGTTTGGGGTGAAAATTCTGAGGGTCGCAATTCAATCTTTGAGAACCAAACCGCACGTGAACTTCACGGGGCGCTACCAAGGCTCGGAGGTTACCACCAAACGACACGTACCAACGACATCTTCAACCAAGAGTCGGTTAATTGGTTTGTGGGTTATGAGGTCGAGAAGGAGGACTTGGGAGTACGCAACCGAGCACGCCGTCTTAATAGCAACCTCGGCGGAGGTTGGTTCGCTGAGTCAGATAGTTCACTTGACGGAACCACGGGCGTTGAGTTCGTGTCTCCCGTGTTCGACCTATTCAACACGAAGCATTTATTCGAGCAGTTCGATGAGTTCTCTTGGGTTATGGACGCAGGCTACTCACGTGCCTGTGGCGGTCATATCACAATAAGCCGCAGAGGTATGGATGCCGATGACTTAATCGATAAGTTGGCTCCGTTCGCGCCGCTACTTTTCTCCCTGTACGAAGGCCGCCTATCAACACAATACGGCGGAGTTCAAACCAAGAGTGAAATGAAGGGCGGCTCACGCAAAGCAATTCACAACTGCAAGCGCGGCTACCGCCCGAAGAACGCGGTAGAGATTCGCATCTTCAGCGCCGTATCAACGCTCGATTCAATCAAGTTCCGCACGAAGTTGGTTCAATGGATATGCGCTCAGATTGATAAGGGTGAACTTACTACGTTCACTAAGGTTGCCGATGCAATGTTCAGCGATAAGAAGTTGAACAAGTTGCTACGTCAGCAGTATAGCGCCGATAAGTTGGCGCGTAAGCAGGCACTAGCATACGTATTCGGAGGATGCCTCGAGGGTCAGTCAGCGTCTGACTTCCTAGGAAGCGCCGACAACTACGAGCGTACAATAGAGCGTATGAAACGAGCCTACAATAGCGTGAACTTATACGTTCGCCGTGAGGTAGAGAGTAAGTTCGGTTCGTTCGTGGTCAACAAGGCCAAGGGCGAGTTGTAATATGTTCCCCGTGCAGGAAGGTTAAGGTTGAGTGAGGGCGGCACGGCGCCCCTCATTCTTTTTCACTATCACAAAACAAAGGTTAACCGATGAGGCTTCAGTAGCCGAAATGCCGTGAGGCATCTTAACCAAAAAACAATTAATATGGATATGGAAAATCGAATAATTAAGACTGAAGACGGATTCACATTCGTAAACGTAACCGACCTAGCCTTGGCTCTATGGGCAACCAATAGTGTACCACTATTTGAACTTAATGATGAACTAAATGAGGCACTAATTACTAGTGAGGAACGACTCAAGGAGGTTCTAGGATTAGGTTATGTAGTAGTAATGGAGGGAGGCCACGAAGAAGCAAATGAACTTCGAGTTTGGACATACTTTGACGGAACCGAAGAAGATGTAAACGACTTCACCCGTGAGTGGGAGACCCTACTTGGAACCATTGTAATGGCTGACTTAACCACCAATAGCGATGGCGGAGATTCGTGGTACTGCGAGGCATTCGTTAGTCAAGCGCAAATCGACGAGTTCAATATGGACGAGGATTGGTTCACGATTCAATAACAAATAAACAAATAGAAACTATGAACAAATCAGTAATTAACCACGAAGAATCATACGGAGTGTTTTGTATGACCGACCGAATGTTGGCAATGGGATATAAGATTGACGGCCTCGATATATTTTGGTCTGACGCAATCATTGAGTACGCCAAGTTCCTAAAAAGCAAGTACAATGTTGACAGCAAGAGCGAACTTGAATGCATTGATGAATACTTTAATAATCTATAATATGAAACACGAACTGAAAGAAATGATGAGAGCCTATGACACGTACCTAGACAAGGTATCGAGGTTCATTGAGGCAACTGATGAAAGCGAACGCTACAAACTAGTTGCGTTTGATATCATAGAGAGTCAGAGTATCGAACTTGAGCGCCAATTAAACGGAGCCGAGGAGGTGCTTACTCAATACTTAGAAGACCAAGGTTAACTGATGAGGCAATAGCCGAAACGCCGCGAGGCGTCTTAACCAATTAAACAATAGAAAATATGAATTTAGAAAGAGAAAATGAAATCTTGAAGAGACTGCTAAAAGACGGATACTTTTGGATGAACTATTCGGCTAAGGATTGTGATGGGGGCTATGCTCGACGAGCGTATAAGATGACATCACTAGAAGAACTTTATGATGCTGAAAAGAGTGCAGCAGATTCGGCTGATGGGCCATTCAGTTATGTGCTTGCTCCTCAAAGAGAAGATGGTACGTATGACTTAAACGAAGATTGGAGTGGCGGGAGTTGGTAGTGAAGGTTAACTGATGAGGGATAATGCCCGAAACCTACTTAGGTAGGTCTTAACCAATTAAATAATAGAAATTATGAGTCAGATAGACCTAATTATACAATACGAGAACGGAGAACTTGATGACCAACAGGTCGTGTTCTTATTTGCTGAACTTGTCCAAACAGGACAGGCTTGGTTGCTACAAGGCCACTACGGCCGAACCGCCCAACGACTGATTGAGGCAGGATGGATTGACAAGAAAGGTAATGTATCACTTGAAGTATTTGAATTATGAGCGACAAAATTTTCTTCCGCAACGGCATCTACGTATCAATCTTTATGTTATTGATAGGGACTACCGCACGACTATCTCACGGCTACGCTACTGAGTCCTCGGGACTACTTATAGTGGGGGGCTTCATTCTTTTTTCTATATCCTCATTAGGGTATATCGTTAACTACAACAATAAAAACTAAATTCAATATGTGTATCGCAATCGTAAATCAACCAAACTATTTCATACCTAAGCAACAACTAAAGAATGCTTGGGAGAACAATAACCACGGCGCAGGCATTGCCTATGTCGACAACGGCAAGGTTATGGCCTACCACGAGCCGTACAACTTCGAGGACTTCTTCGAGGAGTACGAGTTCATACGTGAGTTAACCGACTCGCCTATGCTGATTCACTTCCGCATCGCTACGCACGGCAAAGGCATTGATATGCTGCACCCGCATAGCGTAACCGAAGGTCGTGTATCACTTATTCACAACGGAGTTATTAGCGGTCTAGGTAACGACATCGTGAGCGACACCCGTGAGTTCGCTGAGATTCTCGGTAAGTTCTACCCCGACAACGTGGACTTCATTGACCACGTGGGCATCGAGGCTATGGCCTTAGCCCTGCTAGGTAAGACAAACAAAGTCGCACTACTTGATTGGCGCGGTGAAGTTCGTATTCTAAACGGACACCTAGGTCATTACGATGACTATGGTAATTGGTTCAGCAATAGTTCATACAAGCAGTTAAATTCGTATGTATGGGCAGGGAGCAAGAAGGTATACAAAAGCCTCGCTAAGAGCGCCCTTGCCTCTCAGCCGACTATTTGGGATGCTGACCTCAAGGTTGCTAAGGTTCCAACTGCACCGCAGTACCCAACCGATTGGCTAGACGAGGATTGGGATACTGAGCCGTCGTACAAATGGAACGCTTCACGTGATGAGATTCGAAGCGAGTCGTTCAGCGCATTCCTTGAAGAAGACGGACGTATCTAATGTTGTATAAGTATGACAAGACGGAGTTAGTATTCCGTCCCATCGTAACCACGAAGGGAGTCGCCTTGGCCTTGGCCTCGGTGGCAACCTTTGTTGGGTGCGGCCTTTATGGAGTCAACAATGTAGATGAACGTATCTATGAGAGCATAATGAACGTGAACGTAACCGATGCCGCGTTCACGGAGCAACGACTGATTGACAAGTTCAAGCGGTTGAATATGAAATACCCTCACATAGCGATGGCACAGGCCAAGTTAGAGAGCGGTAACTATAAGTCAGACGTATTCTTAGACAATAAGAATTTGTTTGGTATGAAACAAGCAAGAGTCAGAATCAATGTAGCCCTAGGAACTTCTAGGGGACACGCATACTATTCGACTTGGGAAGATAGCGTACTAGACTATGCGTACTGGTGCGCCACATACGCGAGCAGTTGCCGAAATGAGGATGAGTTCTTCTCACTTCTTAGTAGGTACGCCGAGGACGTTAACTACGAAACGAAACTTCGTGAGGTCATCGAACGTGATGGCCTGCGCGAACTTTTTTAAATTCACTATCATCAAACCGCATCCGAGATGCAAATTTTTTCAACTTCAATAATTATGGAAAGTAAATTCATCAAAACATCAATTATGTACGTATCCAAACTTGGATTCAGTACCCCAGCAATACTCGTGGACATCAAGACCGATAATCGTTGCCTCGGCAACCAACGCGTCAAAATTGTCTACTTGTGCGGCAAATCCAAACTAACCCCAATTCGTAACATCCGATTCGTATGACATACAACCAAGAGATGATTCTCGCACTTCAGTACCGAATAACCGCTATGGATAAATACATCCAGGACAAAGACAAGCAGTTCAATGAACTTCAGGAGCGTTTTGATGCTCTCGAAAAGGAACGCCAACTGCTTGTGCAGCAAATTGTTGACGGCACGTATCTATAAGTTGTTAACAACTGTTAGCAAACTATTGATTATGTCAAAATCGACCGCTAACTTCGCAAACTCGA